AATGAATTTAATTTTTCAATGAATCCTTCAATCATATCAGGTTCAACATCAGGAGTTGTATATGATTATGTAACTGGTTCTTACTTTGAACCCTATATAACAACAGTTGGTTTATATAATAATGCAAACCAATTAGTAGCTGTTGGTAAATTAGCTCAACCCTTACAATCTTCAAATACTACTGATACAACTATATTAGTTAACTTAGACCTATAATATTTATAAGCATGGCAAAAACATTATCTAAAACCGGAATAACAACAACAAATACTATTGAAGCATGGCATGTTACGCAATCAGTAGATGCTTTAACAGGAACAGATGCTTATGATATAACTATTTCAGGTTCATTAAATGTTGATGGTCCTGTTAGTGGTTCATTTACAGGTTCATTTACAGGCACAGCTTCATACGCTACTACGGCTTCATACTCTTTAAATAATTTTCAAGAAGTTTTAGACAATGGATCTTCAGCTACAATTAGTGAAGTATTTGACTTAACGGTAAATGAAAATATAACAATAAACTCACCAGCAGATACTGCTACTTTAACAGGAGATGAAGCCAAATTATCAGGATCAAATAATACAACTATTGTAGGTAATAGTGTAAACATAACAGGTAAAACAAATTTAGTAGGTGCTTTTACAGCATCTGGAGACATAAGTTCAAGTGGTATTCTTTACTCCACTCAATATAAAGTAGATGGAGTAACATTTATAGACACAGGAGGAGGATCAATTTTCTTAGGTAGTGCTTCCACTCCAACATTAACAAGAGGAAATTATACATTCCTTAATCCTATAACAGCATCAAGTGACATAAGTTCAAGTGGAACAATTACAGGCTTATCCGGTTCATTCTCACATTTAAGGGGCAATAGTCCTATAACAGTTACTTCCCCAATAATATCTCAACTTAATAATACTAAGGTAGTTGAAGTTGAAAATTCAAGTTCATTTCCAACCCCAGTAGGAACTCAAATTACATTAGAAGAAAATACTACTTATATTATAAGAGGTAATGTTAATATGTCTGATACATTATTTGCATCTGGCTCAGGTATAAGTCTAATAGGATTAGACAGAAATTTAGATACTCTTACTTATACAAGCTCATCAACATTTTTAACAGTTAATAATAGTGATTTTACTATAAGAGACCTTAAATTTAGTGCTACTAATACAAGTTCCCTATTAATAAGTGGTTCTAATTACACTTCAGGTAGCTTCAATCAAGGTAGAAATAAGATATTTGAAATTGTTAATACTCAATTTAGAAATTGTGGTAACGTAGCAGATTTTAAGGGATATGATTTAATTGATTTTAGTAATACCTTATTCTTTTACGTTCAAGCTCCTACAATAGGAGTTAGATTTCAAGACACATCAAAAGTAGAAATTTCATCTTGTGAATTTATTAGATGGTATGATGAAACCTCTATTCCTTCTCCATCAGGATACTCAACTGCCCCAATGATTCAACTTAGAGACACAGGAAGCGAAGGAGCAGGATTTGGAGCTGTAAATATTAATGGTTGTATTATTCATCCTCAAGTTCAACAAGATGGTATTAGAATAGCTACTGGTTCTACTACGGGATTTGGAACTATATCTTCTAACGCCTTTATAAACATTAACTTAACAACTGGGTCTGTATTTTATCCTACTAATGTTCAAGATCTACCTGATTATTCTCAAACTGCCACTTATAATTATGATGTATATGCTAACCAAGGGATTCTTAATTCTACAAGTGGGATAATATATACAGTATCAAACAATACCCAAGTCACAACACTTTCTTCAACAACCCCCACAATAATAGACTTAAATGTTTCAGCTGTTGATCAGGCAAGTTCAAGATTTACTTTAGATACTTCTACAGGAAAAATAACATACACGGGAACAAAACAAATATATGTTTCATTTCATATTACATTATCATTTTTAAAACAAGATAAAGGAACAGATGATTATACTTTTTATATAGCAAAAGGAACATCCACATCTTCCGCAGCTGAAATTACAGCTAGTGGAGTTGAACTTCCTGATTTAGATGATATTGGGGGGTCTGTTACTTTAGTTTATGGTATATTAGTAAATAATGGGGATTTCTTTGAACCTTGGGTAGAGTCTTCTAGTGGAGATGATATATTAGTTACTGATATCAAATTCTTAATAAGAGAATAATGGAACAAGTCTTTCCAGGTGATGTATATGGAGAAATAACCAATGAAGGTTCAGATAAACTTATTAAAATATTTAAATCTAATCTAACAAAATCAGATGTATTTTATGATTTAGGATCAGGAGAAGGAAAATTAGCAATAAAAATAGCTTGTAAAACTAATGTAAAAAAAGTTGTTGGTATTGAATTACATAAAGAAAGATTTAATACATCTATTAAAAATTTAAAAACTTCAAATACAAATAAGGTATCTTTTATAAATAAAAATTTTCTTGATGTAGATTTATCTGATGCAACTATAGTTTATTTTTCTAATGAAGGTATACCTAAAATAACATGCCATAAAATATGGGATAAACTACCAAAAGGTTGTTTATTAATTTGTGGAAGAAGAATAAAAAACATAGAGAATAGAAAAAAATATAAACGTACTGAAATTATTGAAAAGTCATATACTAAAAAAAGAAGTAATTGGTATATTATAAAAGAATAAATTAATGAATTGGCTATATAATGGAGAAGAAATAACAAACATTTCTCAACTACCTGATGATACCTTTGGGTTTGTTTACAAAATAGAACATATACCATCAGGTAAAGCTTACATAGGTAAGAAATTCCTTAGACATTTTACAAAGAAAAAATTAACTAAAAAAGACTTACAATTATACGAAGGCCAACCTGGAAGAAAACCTAAGTATAAATTAGATATTAAAGAGTCAAATTGGAAGGACTACTGGGGATCAAATAAAGAATTACAAGAAGCATTTAAAAAAGAAGAAAGAAATAATTTTAAAAGAACTATAATTAAGTTAGCTCCAACTAAAAAACAACTAACTTACTATGAAGTTAAGTATCAATTTATTTATCAAGTTTTAGAAAAACCTGATGAGTTTTATAATGACAATATATTAGGTAAATTCTTTACAAAAGACTTTTATAAAAAACTTTGATTCCCCAAAATAGAATACTATATTAATATCTATGGTAAATGAGTTATTAATTAACTTAGTCAATTCTGTATTAGGTGTGGGCAAACGAACATCAAAAGGTAATCAAGCATACCATTGTCCCTTCTGCAATCACCATAAACCTAAATTAGAAATTAATTTTACTGAAAATAAAGAAGGTATTAATCCTTGGAATTGTTGGGTTTGTAATACTAAAGGAAAAAAACTCTATTACTTATTTAAAAAACTAAAAGCATCCCCAGAAAAATTCCAAGAATTAGGAAAGTTAGTTAAAACTGACTTTAAAATAGATGACATTACTATTAAACAAAAAATTGAATTACCCAAGGAATTTAAACAAATCATTAATAATAAGGATATTATAGCTAAAAAAGCATACTCTTACCTTAAGAGAAGAAATATAAGTAATGAAGATATAATTAAATATAATATTGGTTATTGTAATTATGGTAAGTATAGGAATATGGTTATCATCCCCTCTTATGATGGAAATGGGGATTTAAATTACTTTATAGCTAGGTCATTTGAAAAAGATGCTTTTATTAAATATAGAAACCCTGATTATTCAAGAGATATAATTCCATTTGAGTTATTTATAAATTGGGATTCCCCCCTAATTTTATGTGAAGGAGCATTTGATGCCTTAGCCATAAAAAGAAATGCAATACCTTTATTGGGTAAAAACCTACAAAAAACATTACTCAAAAAAATTATTACATCATCAGTTGAAAAAATTTATATAGCCTTAGATACAGATGCAATGAAACAAGCTTTACAACATTGTGAGTATCTTCTAAATCAAGGTAAAAAAGTATATCTTGTTGAATTAGAAGGAAAAGATCCAAGTGAAATGGGATTTTCATATTTTACTAAACTAATTCAAAATACCCTTCCTTTAACCGAGTATGACTTAATGGAAAGGAAAATTTCATTAATATGAAAAATAAACAAATTAAGAAAAAGTACAATAGGATTTTAAAAATATCAGATGATGCCCAACAAATAACAATGCCTGACTCTAGGTATTATAAAAGAAATGGGGAATATTATCCATCTATTACTTATGTATTAAGTTATTATCCTAAAGGTAAATTTTTTGAAGATTGGCTCAAAAAAGTAGGATATTCAGCTGAATATATTGTTAAAAAAGCAGGGGAAGATGGTACTCAAGTTCATGAAATGATTGAAGATTATTTAAATGGTAAAGAATTAAATTTCCTCTCACCAACAAATAATCCTTTATATCATCCTGATGTATGGCAAATGTTTTTAAGATTTGTTGAATGGTGGGAAACATACAATCCTACTTTATTAGAAGCCGAAGTACATTTATTTTCTGATGAGTTAAAAGTAGCTGGTACTTGTGATTTAGTTTGTGAAATTGATGGTGAATTATGGATTGTAGATTTTAAAACTTCAAATAATCTTCAAACTACCTATGATTTACAAACTGCTGTTTATGCCCAATGTTATGAAGAATGTTTTGCACAAAAAACAGATAGGCAAGGTATTTTATGGCTTAAGTCAAGTAAAAGAAAATTCAACAAAGAAAAAATGACAGGTAAAGGATGGGAAATGTATGAATCAAAACGTACCCAAGAAGAAAATTTAGACATATTTAAAACTGTTCAAAAATTATTCAATCTAGAAAATCCTAAACATGCTCCTATTTTTACAGAGTTTAGAACCTCTGTATGTAGATCTTTGGCTTCCAAGTAAAAGGATGTTATATTTATAAGGTAAATGGAAAATAAAAGAAAACCTGAAATACAAGTAAAAATTGAGTTAAAAGATCTCAAATGTTATGATTTTATGTATTATGTTGGCACTTTGACTGATCTGGATAGTGATGGTTGGGTGACGGAGGAGGAAGCAATTGAAATCTTAAAGAAAGTTAATTCATAATACTTCCTAATATTTATAATAAAATTAAATGATTTCATTGATTGGATTATTAACTGAAATTCAAGGCAATCCTAAAGCCTTAATTCTCGCTGGAGCCCCTGGAGCCGGTAAGGGATATATTTTGAAGGGATTAAATTTAGACCATTTAAAGACTTTCAATATTGATAATGCTTTTATTGATTTATTAAAAAAGGCAAATGTATCTTTAGATTTAAAATCTCATGGGCCAGAAGAGAGAAGTGCAGCAGCTAAAGCAATGGCAACAGCCGCAAAAGATTTTAAAACAAATTTACTCCCAATTGCTATTGCAAATAAAGAATCATTTATTTTAGATG